CCTGTGCAAAATTAAAAAAACACCCGCTTATTTCCAAATTGGATTTTAGCGGGTGTTCATCAAAATATAAAAATGACACAATCAAAACTTTCTTATCTTCTTATACCAGCGAGTCATCTCATCATCATAGCTTTCTGTGCGGTTTTCTTGATAACGGAAGCTCTCATGGGCTTGTTGGCTTTCACTTGTTACTACCTCAGTACGCTCCTGGTCATACTTGCGAAAAATACTCATCAGCTTAGGCATGGAGATTCGCTCGTATAGCTCGCCAAACTCACCCGAAACAATCCTCTTGAAGATAAGTGAGAGTTCTGAGAGCTTCAGAAACGAATAATCTGTGATGATTTGCTCTGTACATAGGGTTATTTGTGCTTCGGAGAGGGGATTTTTTAAGTTCAATAGTTCATTTAGCTCCACAAGCCATAAACCTATATAACTTCTTAAAAATTGTTGTCCTTTGTCCTTCTTTATCTGTACCAGGCTCACTGTCTTACGGCTTAGTGCATCGCTCACTCCCTTGATTGTTACACTGTGCATAAGGCAGTTACTCGGCGAATAAACCCTCAAAAAGTCTTCGTTTGAAATCGTCGCTAACTGTTGGCTTGACGCGACTATTACCTCGTTTTGCATTTTGTAATATTTTATTGAGTTGGGAATTGATGTACTTCAAGTCTGTATTCCTTTGGTGGAATTCGTCTAACTTTTGCCAGTTCTGTAGCAGGTACTGCCAAGTGGTGAGGGCTTCCTGCTCATCAGCTGAATTATTCGTAAGGTAGGTAATGATTTGCTTGAGTGCATTGCCGTCAGCACCTGTAAATTTGGGAGCAAAGCCAAACAATCGGTTATAAAAGGCAAACCACTCGTCTAAGAATTGTGCGTATAAGCTCGGCGGGTTCGCCTCTTCTTCTCGGTAGGTAACTCTATCACCCCAAGTCCCTTGCCATTCCTCTATAAGGTTTTCCAAGGGAGGAACCAATAGCCCTATTTGCTTGAGGCGCTCGCCCTCCAATGAGCCTTTTTTGACTTCCATCTTTTGGAACTTTCCTCCTTTATAGGTCAGCTTTACAACTACTGCACAACTGCGTATGGTTACTATATAGGTCATTGATTCGCTGTTTTATAAAGGTCTATTAGTTTAAGTAAAAGTAATTCACGAGCTTCTTCGTAGCTCTCTTTGTAGGCGAACTCCCAAAATTCTCCATTGTCTAATTCTGGATAGAAGATATAGGCAGAAGTACCTTTACTGGTGGCTTCGAGATTGCCGTAGTATCCTTTTTCTCTGAACCAAGCGAGGGCTTCTGTCCAAGAGGGAAGGGAGATACAACCTTTCTGTTTGTTGTAATTGATACGTTTTATATCTTTTAATTCAATACTATTATAGACTTCGTTGTGTAACCTATCACCTATTTCTATGCATTGGTAACCTTTGCCACTGATAGCAAGAGCTATATAGCAATAGCAGGGGGTGTCAAACCCTATTTCTTTGAGCTCTTTGGCAATGTCGGGGGACACAAGCCAAGTGGGGTAATTTTCTTTATTCATTTTTAATAGTGTTTGAAGGGTTATTCTAAATATAGCCCTGTGGTTACTTGTTGTGTGTATTTACCACCTTCGACTCCGTAAAGAATGGAATATCTCTTTATTTCCTCCTCGGTAAGAGATTTGGAGTTTTTTTGTTCTGGGCGATAGATACCAGAACGAATTACATACAAACTAAAAAAGGTTTCTTGCATTGCCTCACGGCGTTTATTTTTAGTTTTAGTTGTTCGACAACGGTTCACTACAGGCAAGCCGTGTTTGCGCCATTGCTGGTTTAGATGTGGTTTGAAATAACCATAAGCACTATCTAATGTTACCCAATCTAAGTAGGGCATCTGTATTGCTATCTCTTTTACACCACTATCTTTAATGCGATAGAGTTTATACTTTTTCTCTTTGAAAAAGTATTCGATTAGTTGTATAAGTAACCACTCATCTAAGTTAGAAGCATACTTGAAGTAATATTCTTTTTCGTCTATACTATTAATTTCGTCTTCTGAAATGTTGTACTTCTCAAGTAGTTTTTTTAGCATTTTCTCGGCTGATTGCTGTTCTCCTGCTATTCCTCGTTTTACGAGTTCGTAGACTTTTGTGATTTTTTCTTTTATTTTATCGTTCATATTGTAATTGTTTTAGTAATTAAAAACTTTCCTTTTCAACATTTATTGTAATGTTATCTTCATCGAAGTACTTAATGATGTATATTGTCTTTCCTTCACGTAGGATAACAGAGGAGGGTAGTTGGCAAATTTTGTTACGAAAGTAATGAAAGGTGTTGTATATACCTTTTTTAAAAAATCTCACATCAGTTTTAGCCTTATTTAGTTCCTCTTCTAATTTTTCAACTTTTTCCTCAGCTTTTATAGTCATACTGCACAAACGCAATAGCTCTTTTTTTGCTTGTTGAGGGTTGCCATTAATTCTATTGCATATTGAGGAGTAACTTACATCATAATCATCTATTTCCATTGTATTTGTTTTTTTAGTGTTATACTTCTATTTTTGTTTTAGTGAGTTGTTCCCCACAATCTTGGCAAAACACAGCAGTCATCTCTACTGTACAATGCCCTCCTATGGTGCGTAATACTTGGTGCTTGTGAGGGCACTCATTCCCCCTTCGGGGGTTAGGGGGATTATACTTTTTCTCAATTATTTTCTCCAAGGCTCCTATTACCTTACTGACTTCCTTAGTAGTCATTTCCATTAAAGGCTTTTGTACAGGGCACCTCTTACTTAGCAGAAACCTACCCAATCTTCCAAGGTCCGGAATCTTAGGATTATCCTCCCGTACCCAACCCAATTCGTGGCATTTTGACAGGAGGCTAAGGTGTTGTGCATTATGGCTATCAAAATACGCCTCCCTAGCGTAATTATACTCTAGCCAATCTAATAGCCCAAAGAAGTCTCCTTCAGTTAGTTCCTTGCTAGAGCTTAACTCTCTTTGAGCGGAATCTGATAAGAAAGCCATTCGTTCCTCTCTGTCCTTAAACCTCTTTCCTAAGAGGCTCTGTAGGATCTTTAGTTGTCGTGTGCTAATCATAATACTGATCTTTAAATTTTATTCTTATATAATCCCCTTCATTGTACTCTTTATAGTCTTCTTCAAAAACTCTAATTTTTACAGTCCCTTCTTTATTAGCTACATATATATAATACTTTTGAGGATGATATCTACTTGAGCGAACCTTTCCTACAAAATGAGATGTTGTATAAGCTGGCATAAGTTCCTTATCTACCACATAGCCTATAATCTCTTTTATATCATTTTCAGAGTCTTTTTTAGAGCATCTATCATCACAGGAGATAGATACAAGTGACAATATTAGAAACGTTGCTATTTTTTTCATTTTTAATCGTTTTCAAGTTCAATAAAATAAGCAGGTATTAGCCGAAATGCGTTAAACTCAATACCACATAGATAGTGAATGTAATTCTCTTTTGAGTATTGTTCAAAAGAAACATCTAAAGCCTTACATCGGGGGTACTTTTTGTTTAACTCTTTGGCTTTTTCAATGATGTATCGCTTTATTATATCTAAATTAGCGGCTTGATATAATTCTCCTTCCATTCCTCTTAGAAATTCGGAAAATTCAGCTTGTAACTTATTTTTTGTTTGTGTGCCATTGCCAAAAAAGCAATAGTAATGTGTTGGTTTTTCTTTCATTTTAAATCGTTTTTAAAGGTTATTTAATTAGCCCTCCTCCCTCCCATTTAATAATTGTTTGTGCGGCTCGCACCTGCCTAAATAGCTGAAAATTGTAACAGTATGTTCTGCCACTTGCCATGTTTGTCCTTTTCATAGAAGCGGATATAATCCTTAGAGTGGTTATACTGATAACTCTCACGGAATAGCTCACACGCCTTGGAGAAATTCGGGTCAGCAAACTTATCCTCGTACTTGTAGAGCTTCTGAATGTTATCGGGGTCAAGTTCTCCCTTTTTGCGTTCCAATAGGGAAAGAATAAACTCCTTAGTACCCTCATCGCCTGAGTAGCGCCCTTCTATGAAGTCAAAGATGTATTTCTCCGCCTCGGTAGCACGTTCGTCATAGGATCCTCTTCCTTGGCGGCTGTAATCCACCTTGAAATTCTCAAACTCCACGCTAAAGTTTCCTTTCCCTCCTACACGCCGTCCGCTATACTCTTTTAGCAACTCATGTAAGGTGTCCATCGTCTCGAAAGAATGCTGTTTGAACTCCGTAAGCCGTTCATTGATGTCCTTAGCTACGGTGATAAGGCTGATGATCGCATCGGCTTTCATTTGCTCATAGGCCTTTTTCTTTTCCTCTCTTTCCTTGGCGTCTAATTCTTTCGCCTGTTCTATAAGTGCTGCACGCTCCTCTGCACTTAGTTGTGATAAATCTACACTCATTTTATTATCTTTTTTAATTGTTATTACTCATCAAATTCAACCTTATAAGACAAACTACAAGAATCATATTCATTAATGTATTTTGTCAGCCATTCAAAAGCTTCTTTATACTCCTCTAACTTATTTTCTTCAATAGGTAATCCATATTTCGCCATTTTATCCAATTGTTCAAAAACCATGTCAGATACTATTGCAGTCCTAAGCACTACTTTATAGTTTACTGTTACGTCTAAATCTCTAATAATTTTCATTTTATTGTCTTTTTTTAATTATCTTGCTACTTTTGCTTTAAATAACTCGTGGGTCTCTATCGGTTCCCAAGTCTTTGTATCCTGATTGTACCAAGTCAATACTCTATCTTGGTTATATCTAAAGTCTGTGGATTCCCACTTGTTCTCTTGTATCCATTCGTAGATGGTAAGTACCACTATCGGTACGTATGTCCTATATCCAGCATGATACTGATGTATCATGGTACGCTCTTCTGCTGTCAAGGCTTGTAAGAAGTTGTCAAGCCTTAGCACTTCCATATATAGCTGTTTCATCAACTGTTATTTTTCGTTTTTCACTCTTGATTTTCTGTGGAGTCTCTCCACTTTTATCTATCATTTTCAGTAATATCTTGGGGTAAATACGGTAAATATTCTCCATTTGTAAGTGTATCATTAGCTCTACATCCTCTCGGTCAAATACCCCTTTTCTGAGAGCCTTTCCGTAGTACTTGGCTATCTCACCCTCTACATAGACCTCCCACTGCTGGGCAAACCAATTCAGTAGATGGTCATTCTTTGCCAATATCCTTGGATCCACTAAAATTTTCCTCTTTTTATACACCTGTTCACACCATTTTTCAAAGTACATCCCTTGTAGTTGTTCGTATGCCCAATACTTACAATCTAAGTAGTACAGCAGGCAATGCCTAAATGTCTTTTGCTTTTTTATGGTTTCCATATTTTATTATCTAATCATTTTTAACTCTCTTTCCCCTGCTTTGCTTTCGGAGATGATGTAGGGTTCCAACTCATTCCCTCCTGTACGAGTTTTGTCTATATAAGCCTTGAAGTCCTTCACTAATACTCTATTCTGACAAAACCAATAAAACTCCTCCGCTACGGCTCCTTTGGGCATTCCCTTACTCATTTGTGAGATTCCAATAAATAGGGTTTGAGGAAATTGCAGGATAAGATCATGATAAGCTGTTGCTTTCTGCCCTCTAAAACAAGCCTGCACGCTGTCTATAAATACTATCTTAGGTTGTTGTGGGCGACTAAGGCGTTGCACGAGTTTGTCCAAAGGCTCTCCACACACCAAATATCTATTTTTGTACTGTTTAAGCCCTGTACGCTCCAAGTTAGTAAGTAGCGAAAGGCTTCCACACTCTTCCAAAGAGTTGTATAGCACCTTTTCCCCTTGGCATAACTCTCGCATTAATTGCAGTGCGTAGGTTGTCTTTCCGTGTCCCGAATCTCCATAGATAAGGATACTTCCTGCTCGCTCTATCTCTCCTAAGTGGGTATGCCAAGGCTCCGATAGGGGCAAAGTCTTATATTTCTTTCTCGCCAAGTCCTCATAGGTGTAAGCCCTTGGTATCGTTACTTTGTTATCTGTCATTAGTTATTAGTTATTAATCGCCTCTGCGGCTCGCACCTTTTCTATTTCTGTACGCACTTTTCTTAGACTCCCCTTGGTACGAGCAAAGAGCTGTTCGGGAGTAAAGGTAGAGCCGTTTGCAGCGCCTATCTGGGCTATTTGTCCCAAGAGGAAAGCCGTAATTGCTTCGTTGTCTTGGGCAGGACTTACACGGCTATATTTCGAGCCGTAGCGGTCAAATATCTCTGCATACCCTACTTTTTTGATGTCCTTATTGCGGTCTATTTTTGCCTGCAAGCCGTCGGCACCCATCATATACCAACCACAAGCGTACTCGGTAGCGTTCCATAGGCTCTTGAGTTCAAGGAAAGCGTGGTACTCCAAGTCTCCCGCCTCGTCCAAGATGATAAGTGGGTTTTCCAATTGTTTCACATAGAATACCAAGTCCTCATATACATCGGCATAGCGCCCTGTATGGGCAATACCGAACTCTTGGGCGATCTTGCGAATGAGCTTCTGTTTGGTCTTCACCTGTGAGCAGTCTATATACACTGCATTCTTGTTCTTGCTGACATATACCTTTGCTGTATGTGTCTTGCCTATTCCCGCTCTATCACATAGGATAGCCGAAATGGAGCGCGCTTGGCAGGCTGAAAGTTGTAGGTAGATGTATTGGAAAGTCTCTGTCTCCACAGTGACCCAAGGGCGTTCGTCCTTGAGTTGTACTTGGAGTCTGCGGGCTATGCTGACCCAATTGGCATCGCTAAGCACACCCTCCAATTCGCCTTTCTTGATACGGCTGTACTGCGCTGTGTTAATCCCTAAGCTCTGTGCGTGCTTGCTGTCGGATTGGTAGTTCTTTCTATTTTCGGCAATTGCCAAAATGATTTTTTCTTTTAATGCTGTTGTGATCATAGGTCTAATAAGGCTTTATTTATCATTTCTCTTTTAGTTTTTTGATACTCTTTGTAGTTAGTAGTTTTCTGCTCCTCATAGGCTACTACAGGGGCAGAAGCGGCTACTTTTTGTGTCTTTTTCTCCACCGAAAGTGTACCTACCTTTGAGAGTTTTTCAGTCGTTTTTTCTTTGGTATATTGGTCAAACTGCTTGATATAATGCATTTGCTCTTGGTATATCTCCTTATCGGCTTCTGTCCATTCGGCATTGGCACGGTTAAAGGATTTAAGGCGCTTACACTCGCAGAGGAATTGGTTTTCTTGATACAAATACACCTCCTCTACACCCTCTTCATTAGGCAGGTAATATGCTTGTACCTCATAGGAGGAAAGCAAGGAAATAACTTGTGGGTTGGGCAATTGGTACTTTTGATATTGCACCGTTACATATTGGTTCCTGCGTATGGTAGTAGGCACACATCTGCCTATATATTGTGCCAAGAGAGCTCGGTTGAGTTTCGGTAGGTTCGGATTTACATTTTCTAAAAATACCTGCAAACGTGTCTTTCCAGGGAAGCGCTCTTGGTCGGGGTGTGGCTGATTGTTATAGAGGGTTTGCTCTTCCATTTCTGAGGCTACTATCTCTTCGTAGGTAGCCTTAGCCTCCTTGTAGTTATCGTTGAACTCGTCAAATATCTTTTGTGTGGTTACGCGGTTGCTGTCCAATTTTGCATAGTGTCGTCCTACATTTTGGTGTCTGTCTTTCTCTATCCCGTACTTCTTACCTCGTATCATGGTCTCAGCATACTTCTCTTGCGAATTGGTTGGGTTACAGAATCGGACAAACGGAAAAATATTGTTAGCCTTGAGCAATCCGTCCACATGTTCGCCTGTAAGATGTCGCTCTACTTCTATTTGCATTGGAGTACCCAATCCATATTGAGCCGTAAAGCGAAACATAGAGCGGAAGCAGTCCAAGAATAATTCGTTGTCTTTCTTTTTACTGTGTGCAATACCAATCAAAGCTGTACTCATTACATCATAAGCATAGTAGGCCATAACCTTGTCTCCATTAGGTAGCTTGGTATGCATTAGGTCTCGGTCATCCAAGGTAATCTTACTCATAGAGTAGAGAGGTGCGTGTCGATTGACGTGCGGACGTTCCTTGTGGCTGAAGTCATATTCTCCGTTGCGAGCTTTTTTGATAACCAACTGATTTTCGGGTTTGTTCAGCCATAGCTTTACGGTGCTTTCAGATACTTCTAAGATGTTTCCGTGTTCATCGCAAAAATCCTGCTCCACATTGAAGAGTTCACCAGTGGCTTTGTCAAAGATTTCTATATCTCCGTATAAGAACTGTCTATAAATATCATACACAGAACTCATATAGGGTTTGTTTGGCATACAGCAGATAGAGATAAAAAGCCTTTCCATTACTTCCGTTACTACTTTGGCGTTGTCCGAACCCTCACCTTTGTGGATAAAGGCATAGTAGCCCTCACTGAGATACTGGTTATATTTGCGTTGCAGGCTTCTTGGGTTATTCGGTAGGTCAAAGTGCCAACGTTCGGGGTTCAGCGTATTGACAGCCTCGCTAATGTTTTTCCATATCTCCACCTTCTTTCCTTTGTAAAGCGGGTTTTTGATACGCCCTTTAAAGAGGCTTTCAATAGCGTTTAAAATCATAGCTGAGGTAGCTTTTTCCCGTTGCTCTTCTATCTTTAGGGGTTTCCCATTGGGCTTGCGGTGACTTGAAAAGAAGTTAATAGCTTCCAAGTCGGGCACCAAGAGAGGTTCGAGGTCATTTTGCAAGATCTTACTATCTTCGGGCTTGCCCAACATTCTCACACAAAACTCCTTGATATTAACCCCTTTCACCACAGGCAATTCGTGGAAGGACACCCATGCCTCATTACCTAAGCCTTTCCCTGGTTGGGTAGTGATGAGCTTACCACGGCTACATAGCTTCTTGTAGTAGTCATAACTCATCAGTCCCCAATCATCGTATAGGAGCCGTGCAGGTATGGATAATCTGTTTTCTTTGTATGCGTACATTTGTGTGTTTTTTTGGCTTTTGCCTTTGCTCCCTAATGCGATTTTGCTCCGCCAACCTTTCGGCTGTCAGTCCTACTGAATTAGGGAAAAATTTGCTACCTTTGTAGCTTCAAACTAATTAAAATATATCCGTATGAAAAAGTACATTCATAACCGCAAATTCGTTATTGCGGAGTTTAATTTGGAACAACTTCAAGAGGCAGAGGACTTTCTGAATAATGAGTATCCCAACTACGCCTTGGTTCATGTTCACTATTATTATAACGGTCAAGCGAATCGGGTTCGCTATGTGCTCCAACGAGAGAACTCCTTAGACGAGTAAGCCATTGCTGTAGCTGTTCCCACTCTTGGGGATTGGTAAGGTCTATATAGCGAATATCAATATTTACGTCCTTGCCAATTCCTTTTTCGCTTATCTTTACATCAGCGGAAAAGCGTACGCCGTTGTTTTTCTTTGTTTCCATTACCTTCTGTATTTTACAGCTCTGTTATACAATATCTTTTCTCGTTTGACCACGATCCCTAAGAAAGTGGTGATAATTTCCCTGCCTATCACATCTAAGTGACCATTGAGCAGAAGTACTGTTTTTCTTTTCATATCAAAATTATTTTTTAATCGTTAGCTAATTGCCCGCGGTGGCTCACCGCTTTTTGATTAATCTTCTAAATCGTCTTCACTTACAGGAATTAAGCAATCTATATCATATAGGGCAGAGAATTTCCCCCCCTGTAGGGGACACAAATTCTACCTTTACTATGGTAGTCATTTCGTCTTCCGGATAAATTTCTATCACTGTCCCGATTTTTCCTTGTTGCTTTGCGGGGTCTGTAGTGTATCGGCTTATTTTTACTTGATCTCCTATTTTCATTTTGCTATTGTTTAGGTTGATTTAATTTCTCTTGTTCTGCTTCTACTTCTGCAATTACTTCAAAAATTGTCATCTGATGTACTTGGGGTAACCCTTTTACTTCCTTTAGTTTGTGATAAGTACTACGAAATTCTAAAAGTTGCTCGGCAAAAGCCTTGTTAATGTACCATTTGTTATTGCTTGCTTTAAAAAAGTGCTGTGGATACTTCCTAATACGCCTATAAAAAGAACTACTATTAAGGGAATAGGCGTTAAAATACAACCATTCTATATAAGGCAAAAACTCTAACCCTTTTAATAAAAGTGACTTAGGCATTTTGATTAGAGTCTGGGCTTCCAACTCTGCCCACCTACGATTGACCTTAATACGCAATTCGGTGTTATACCCAGTCAGAAGGTCAAACGTCTGCATTTTGGTCAATTCAAAATAAGGGTCTTTTCTTTGTCTTCCTTCCCCTAAATCACTGATTCTGTGTTTTAACTCAATTTTGAGGAGATGCAATTTTTCATATCCCTTATTGAGTTCTCTAATATCACGCATAACATTATCGTGACGTTTCCCTGTCAGCTTTGCAATCTCAAAACTGGACATTGTTTGTTCAATGGTGTTAATTAATTCTCTCATAATGAATCATTTAAAATATTGTTGATTTCTTTTTCATACTTTTTGTACTCTTTACAAATAGTATCAGCCGTTTCGCTGTTTCGTGTTTTGTTTAGGCACTGGCGTATATAAGTTTTTGATAGCCCAAACTTTACAGACAATTTTTCTACCACTAAGGGGTTGAATTTTCGAGGAATTTTTATACCTTTGTGCATTCGTTATTTTGTTTCGTTTAGCGGTGCAAAGTTATAAGATATTTTCTACAATCACAAGTATTTTGTAGAAAATATTTTACATATTTTCTATTTGATTGAAATTCAATAAAATAAAACTGTAACTTATGTCGAATATAGTTAGTCGAATAAAGGAATTCGTAGATTACAAAGGATTATCTGTACGAAAATTTGAGGAGAAAGTAGGCTTTTCTAATGGAGCCTTTGCTAGTCAATATAAGAATAATGGCTCTATAGGAAGTGATAAAATAGAAAATATTCTACAATCATATCCAGAGATTAATGTTATTTGGCTACTTACGGGTAAAGGAGATATGCTTAAACCACGTGTTGAGGATATCAAAAATATGAGTAAGGAGGAACAAATAAAGGCACTCAAGCAAATAGCTTCGGGAGAGTTTTACAAAAAGCCTAATATTGTTCCCTTCTATGAAAGTGTAGCTACTATCGGAGGAACACAGCTATCTGCTGACCTTAGCCCTGTGACTGCTCCTACTGCTTATATTGACTTGGGGAGTATGTATCCAGGCGCCAATGCAGCTATAAGACACTTTGGTGAAAGTATGAGTGAATATCCAAGTGGCTGTATCTTAGCAATTAAGAAAATAAACAGCCTTAAGAGCATTGTTTGGGGACAAAATTATGTAGTGGAAACAGACGAGATTAGGGTTACCAAGAAGCTACAAACTTGTAAGGGTGATAAAAATTGTATTATGGCATATAGTACCAATTTAAGTACCCACCCTGATGGTCAGCTTATTTACGAACCCTTCCCCATTGAAAAAGAAGATATAAGAAGTATATTCCATGTAGAAGGGTACCTTGTACAGGAACAAAATTCGGCACCTGTTATATTCCGCCTTCCAAATGGTGAAGTTGAGTGGATAGATCAATAGGGGAAAACACTATGTTTTTAGTACGAAAACTATATTATATATTGTAAATCAATAAATTACGTAAAAATATAGTATAAAATACCCTACAATACACCCCCCTCCACTCTATAAAAAAGGGGTATTGCTTGCATGTGGGTATAAGTATAGGGGTTTTTACTCTCTGTTTTTAGGTGCTTTTTTGTCTCCCTAAGTGTCCCCCTAAGTGTCTCCCTAACCTAAAAAAGGAGGTTTTTTCGGGGGTACTTCTCACCCTCCTTTTCGGGGTGCTTTATAGGGGCTTTAAAGGGTAGTTTAAGGGCATAAAAAAAGCCCTCAAAGGGGCTATTTTAGTGGGTTTGGGTAATTAATAGGTATCTTTATACCCTATGTAGGTAATTAAGGTTATTTAATTGGTAGTTATTTGGCAATTACTCGGTAATTAAATGGTAGTTATTGTACATTTCGTTTTGTCTGCTTTTTTGCCTTTTTTAGCTTCAATCTCTTTATTTATAAGGCTTTCGGAGCTTTTTCGTATTTTCCCATTTTAGTACCGCCCATTATCTTGTTTATATATGCTGGCAGATAGTAAAAGACAAGTACATAACTCGTATTATAGGACTACCACTTTAATGATGTAACTAAAATTTACCAAATATATGACACCAACAAATAATAAACTTAAAGTACAAGA